TGGCTGCTATCCTTCCTCCTATTGCTGCTTTAGTCTCCATTATCTGGAGCTGCATTCGCATCTATGAAACTAAGACAGTTCAACGATGGCTAGGTAAAACAGGAGAGGCGAGCTATGCCGACTAGTGGTTCCTACAACTGGACCCTTAACAGGGACCAAGTAATTACGGGTGCTCTCAGGAAGCTAGCTGTGCTGCCTTCTGGGGGTACCCCCTCAACCAATCAATTGAGTGACGCTACAGAGGCTTTAAACGCCTTGGTGAAGGCCTTCCAAGCTGATGGGATGCCGCTATGGGCTGTCACTCATTATGATTTCACGACGACAGCAGGAACCAACTCCTACACTATTGGTATTGGACAAACCCTGAATACGGTTGCTCCGTTGAAGGTGTTCCAAGCATTTTACACTTTGGAGAATGGTAACAACATTCCCATGAATGTATACAATAGGTATGACTTCAACATGCTGCCGCAAAGTCCTTCGTATGAGGGAAATCCGGTTAACCTGTATTACCAACCATTGGTGGATACGGGAACTATTACGCTGTGGCCTAGCCCGTCTACCAGTACGACAACCATCACCATTCACTATCAGCGTCCTTATCAGGATATGGACAGTGCCAGTGATGCGTTTGACTTTCCTGCCTACTGGATGCAAGCTCTCATCTTTAATCTTGCATGGACCCTCTCTCCTGAGTATGGCATTCCTCCGGTGGATAGGGACAAGCTGGCAGCAGAGGCTAAGTATTGGAAACAGGAAGCACTAAGCTACGGTAGCGAGGAAGGCAGTTTGTTCTTCCAGCCTGATTTGAGGAGATAGTATGGCCTATACGCCAGCGCCACTTAAAGAAACTTACAATACTCATCGAGTGGCCATTGCGACAGACATTATGCTTCGTGCAAATTCTCTGTCCAATTCCAATGATGAATACATCCAACAAGACGCTGGACTGGTCAACCTCATCCCAATCAAAGAGGGAAAAGAACTGACTGCAATTACTCGTATGTACATTGACACGGCTACACAAGGTTCTACCTTTGCTGGCAATGTGCGTGGAGTGTATGTGTGGGAAAAGAGTGTGGGTACGGTTTACTACCTCTGTGTGGTGGATCAAGATGTCTACACTTCTACTGATGGTATTACCTTTGCTGTAGTCAACACGCTAACAACTAATGCTGACACTCCTGTCAGGTTCACTGAGTTCTTGAACGATTCCAATGTCAAGAGCCTCATTATGGTGGACGGAGTACAGGGGTTTGTGTTCACTACCAATGCAGCAGGAACTGAAATTACGGATGGTGATTTCCCCACTCCTCATGTTCCTTTTCCTATTTTCCTAGATGGCTACCTGTTCCTTGCTAAAGCTAACACTGGTGACATCTACAACTGTGATTTGAATGATCCCACAGCATGGACTGCTGGCAGCTTCATTAGTGCTGAAATGTATCCTGAAGACATTCAGGCTTTGGCTAAGGTGAATAATTATCTGTTGGCCATTGGTACACAAAGCTGTGAATACTTCTACGATGCTGCTGTAGCTACGGCTAGTCCTCTTGCTAGGCTTGATGGTGCTAGCCTGCCCTTTGGTACTCTGATTCCAAACTCAATTGCTGTCAACAAAAACACTATCACGATGGTTGCTAATAACAACGACGGTAGTGCTACGTTGATGACAATTGAGAATCAAAAGTATAAGGATATGGACAGTGGTTTCATTGTACCCATGCTCAATGCACGACTATCTCTGGGTAACATTTCTGTGGCAGGTATTCGAGCCTACTACTTTCGACAACGAAGTGAGATCTTTTACGGCTTGTGTTTTTCTGCACAGGACACTACAGACCTAGCTTCTCCGACAGTTAGTCCTACTCTTGTTTATTCCTTCTCTACAGATATGTGGACAGAGTTTAGACTAAACATCGATGGCACTGCTAGCTTTCCTGTAGCTTTTAGTCACTCAGCCACCACTGCTAGTTTTGGTACATTTGTGGTTGGTAATCTGGGAACGGCATCTAGCTATTTCGGTGTGTTGCGAGAAGGTACTGGAGCTGCTTATGGGTACGACACTATCGGTGAGTTTGTCTACCCCATCTATCAAGAGTTTCGTACAGCCAATTTAGACTTTGACACAATGAATGTCAAGAGTATGAACAGGCTTGGAATTGAGGTGGAGAGTGGAGAAAGCGACCTTCAGGGCTCTGCTGGTAATATCTACATCTACTGGTCGGATGATGATTATAAATCATGGTCACCTGTACGAACGCTAGACGCCTCAACTACAGCATCAGGAGTTAACACCTATTACCCCTTCATCACTCAGCTTGGTATGTTCCGACGCAGGGCAATTAAGGGTGTGTACAAAGGAGCTAGGTTCTTGCGCTTCCGTGGCCTAGAAATTGACATCAACAAAGGGCAGCAATAATGGCACGTCGAGTTCCTAACAATGCTCCTTTAATTAATGAACTAGAACAAAAACGTCCTTCTGTGAATGACTGGTTTCGAGAAGTGGGAAATAGGATGCATGTCTACTCAGGCACGTCCGATCCCACGGCAGACGATGTACCAGAAAATCAATGGATTGTGTTTAACAATACCTCCCTGTCCGAGGTAAGAATTTGGACTAACATTGCTGGAACGGTCAAGAAGTCCGCAGCGTTTACATAAGGAACTACAATGCCCTACGATAATGCAACGTGGCTAGCTAACAATGACAAGGAACTGAAATCCCTGTTCAATGGGAATGTCTATTCTGGTGATGCCACTTCTCCATGGAAAGCTACTCCTGCTGCCGCAGCCGCTGATCCATACAAGATGTACTCTGCTCCCGGTGTGGAATATGATCCGGGTGACGGTTTTGATATGTCCAAAGCTACTAACATGGTTTATGGTCCTGCTATACAGGCTCGTCAAACAGGTTCACTAGGTCAGATGGGACCAACTGGTGGTGGGTTTGGAACGCTTGCTCAAGCAACGTTTGGTAACGACACTGTTGGTAATGTCAACTTCGGTACGTCCTCAGTTGGTGGAAACACTAATGGTGGTGGGTCTAGTGTTGATTGGAATGCTGTTAAGGATGCCACGTCTGCTGCTAAACCCAATCCCCTCATTGACACTCTTAAGAACTACGATTGGGCTAGTAGCCCCACTGGTGACTATTTTGATCAGGCTACCGGTACTAGATATGCCCCCATTCGTGGGGCAGCGGTTCGTGGAGAGGGACAAGATAATTGGATTGATGGTCCGATTACTGGCTACACTAAATATGCCAATGGACAGGGTAATCAAGGTGCTGCTCAATACAATGGAGCCAACTATGACACCTTAGACATGGCTCTGAATAAAACAGGAGGTGGACAATTCTCAGGTCTTGGTGATAAAACCATGGACTTTGTTGAGAACATTATGCCCTTGCTGCTGTCTGGTGTGGGTGTTGGTGCTGCTGGTGGGCTGTCTGGTTTATTTGGTAGTGGAGCTACATCAGCCTCTGACCTTTCTGCTCTAGCCTCTGGTATGGAACCTACTGCTGGTGCTTATGCTGGTACAGGTTTTGCCGGGACTACAGGAGCTGGTGCTTTAGGTGGTGGAGCCGCTTCTACGGGAGCGGCTACTGGAGGTGCCACTACGGCAGCAACAGGAGGGCTAACTGGTTCAACTGCTGGGGGCATTGCCGGTACAGGACTCACCGCAGGGCAACTTGCTGGTGGTGCTGGGACTATTGCCAAGGTGCTGGGTCTTGGTGGTGGAGATTCTTCTGGCGGTGGTGGACTGAATCTTAATAGTTTAGCTAGTTTGTTTGGTGGTGGTCTTGATTGGTATAACCAAAACAAAGCCTCTAACGACATGCTCAATTATCTGAAGCAACGTCAAGCAATGACTGACAACATGTATTCTGCTGGTAGTCCTGAAGCGAAAGCTTTGTGGGATGAGATGAGTCGGAAGGATGCTGCTGCTGGTCGTAATAGTCAGTATGGTCCACGTTCTGTTGACTTGGCAGCTCGCATTGCCAAGATTAAGAGTGATGCAAACACTAGTATGACCACGGGTCTTGCCAATGTGTATGCCAATGCTCTCAATCAGAAGGCTGCTGCACCTGCTGGCTTGATGTCTGCTTTTGGTCAGAATGGGGGAGTCAATAACCTTGCACAAACCCTCAGTTCTATTCTCAACATGGGATCAGGTTCTGGCATCTCTGTTGATCCAACCGGGAGAGGAAACACAGGGACTCTTTCAGATGAACAATATACAGCGGCACGTGACCTGTTGCGTAGGATTGAGCATGGAGGGGATGCTGGGCAAATGGGGCCTGAGATTGACTGGTCCGATCCTGATATTTGGAATGGGGGATATTAATGGCTGATTTAGGTCAACTTATGCGTATTGCTCCCATTACGGGAGCGGGAATGATGGGACAGCAGTTTGCTCAAGAACAAGGCACTGCCCAAATTGAACAGCAGCGTCTTGCTGAACTTGTTCGTGGTTTGCAACAGAAATACCAACAGGATGCTGATATGCATCCGTTGGAGCAAGCATACAAACAGGCTCAAACACAGAACACGTTAGCTCTTGCTGGACACAGTAATGCTCAAACGGACAACTTGACGCTGGATAATGTACTTAAACGAGCAACACAGCCAAATGCTATTGCCGCTACCAATGCTGAAAATGAAAACAAGGTGTTTACTCAGGGCATCAATCGGGGCAATCAAACGAGGGATCAATTCATCAATGCTGCTACTATGCCCGGAGCCACTGTGGCAGCAATTCGTGCTGACTTGGCAGCTAAAGGGATCAACCCTGATCATCCCTCTCTACAGCCAATGTGGGGACAGGTGAGCGCAATGGACCCAAAACAGCTAAATAAGTTTGCGGCAGATATGTCCACTCAGTTGGGTCAAAATGCGGCCAACCGTGATCCGCATTATTTAGGGACAATGGGCAGTGCCATCCTTCATAAAGAAGGGACAATTGAGCATGCTAAGATTGCAGCGGGTTCTGCTGAACGTGTTGCTCGTATGAAACTTGATGCTGCTGCTGAAGCTAAGCGCATTAAAGATGAGGCAATGGACATTGGTAATGCTGCTGCTGCTGGTAAGGTTAGCTATGAAAAAGCTGCTACCTACTACACCATCAAAGCTTCTACTGAGGCCGATGCTGAAAAGAAAGCTCAATACAATGAGCTGGCTAAGTTGTTTGGTGCTGAGGCTCTGAAACGTGCTCCTGCACAACCTGTTCCTGAAAAGACTGGGGGGGTCACTGCTCTACCTAGCACTGGTCTAGGAGATGCCGGTGGAGCACAAGCTCCTGCACCAGCCAAAGGTAAAGCATCAAGTGGAAACTCCTTTACTATTGTAAAAGAGTAAATAAAAAGGAAACATAATGGGTTACAAAGTCACGTTTGAGAATGGTAAAAGTGTGGTGTTTGATAACCCACCCACTCAACAGGACATTGATGATGCAGATGCTCACCTTAGTGGGAAACCAATGTCTCCCACTAAAGACTTCAATTTGAAGGATGCTTTAGTTGGGGGATGGGCACAAGCAGGTAATGCAGTTGATTTAGCTGCTAGCACCCTACTTGGACATTCTGCTATGCAGGCTGGCAATCAACAGTTTGTAGACTCTCTGGAAGAGGGACGTAAGAATCGAGAAGAGATTCGTAATTCTTGGACTGATCAAACGAAGCCTCCGGGATTTGCTGAAAAAGCTGTTGGATTGGCTGCTTCCTTTCCCGGACAGGTGGTGACAAGTGGTCTTGCTTCGACTACCTCCACTAAAACTATGCTTGATGCTGGGGAGTCTGCCAATCGTGCATTGGCTGCTGGTGCCGTTTCTGCTGTTGGTAACGCAGCCATGCTTGCAGTTCCCGCTTTGCGTGGAGCTGATTGGATTGGTACTGCCCTAGCTAATATTGGTTTAGGTGTCGCACAGGATGCCGGTACTAAAGCTGTTATCCAGCAAATTGCTCAAACCAAGAAAGGAAAGGAGGCTTTTGAGCCAAACGTAGAAGATGCCGTCTTGTCTGGTCTGGTTAGTGGGGGTATTGGCGTGGCCGCAATTCACGGTACTCCTAGGGCTGTGACTCCTTCTGCTAAGCCAAAGGGGAATCCAAATGGTAATCCAGAATCAGCCTACAAAGCTTGGGAAACTCCTCCGCCAGTTCAGGAAACTGGAACGGTTCCGCAAAACTCAACTAACTATACCATTCTCCAACAAGAGAAACAAAAGCTACTTCAGGATACACAAACTCCTGAGGTGAAGGCACGTCTGGATCAAATTGAAACAGAGCTGCTTCGCATGAACACTGAGCTGGCTGCACAGAAACAACGTGAGTCTCAAGGAGCTAGGGAAAGTGCGTTTGTTGGTGATCAGGCTACACAGGGACGTGTTGCTGAGTCTCCTATGGATCGTGTTACCCGTGAACTTGGTGGTGAGCCTACTCCACGTCCTCTATCTCCTCTGGAGAGTGTTGCTCAACGTCTCACTACTGAAAAGGAAGCACCGTCTTTATCTCAGGCTGACCGTCAAAGACAACTAGATGTTCAAAACGAACTTAACCAGCGTCAGCAAGCTTTAGAGTTTGATGTTAAGCAACGTGCTGGGTTGGATTTCAATGCTGCTGAGCGTGCTCGTCAGGAAGCTGCTCCCTCTGGTGCCCGAGAAGCTGCCGCTGACACTCAGATGTCCCAAGAGCATCAGTCTCGTATGGGTGATGCAAAGATGTCGGAGTTGTCTAGGCAACTGGACGAGGTTCAAGCTGCGATTGATGCTGAACGTCAGAAAGCTCAAACTGCTGCTGAACAAGCTAAACTGGATGCTGTACAACGTCAAATCGATGAGCGTCGTGCTCAGATGGAATTTGAAGTTAAGCAGCGCACCACTTTGGAAATGCAGGCTGCTGATAGGGCTAGACAAGAAGCAGCTCCATCTGGATTCCCTGAATGGCAGGGAGATAGGGCTGTTGAATCTACGGCCGATAGACTTCTCAAGGGTGCTCCTGAAGCTAAACGTGCAACTGAGGTAGGTCCTGAAATTGGTGGAGAACGTCAGCTAAACAACCTTGTTCTTGAGCAACGTGCCAATGAGCATCCTTTTGTTAAAGCTGCTGAGGAACGTGTTGCAAAGCAAGAACAACTCATTGTTAAGCTGTCTGAACAAGTGCAAAATGGGAAAGCCTCTCCTGCACGTCTTGCTAAAGAAATGAAAAATCTTCAGCATTTAGAAGAAGGTGTTTCTAAGGTTCGTGAGAATGTGATGAAGGGAGAGGACTCCCCCCCAACTGCTGGACTTGGTAAACGTGCTCTGGGGCACAAGCAGGGCGGTGCGATTGATCCTGATTTACTAACCCTCGGACTTTCTAAACTGATTAAACCAGGAGAAGGAAAAAAGGTTGAGGCACTAAAAGCTGCTGGGAAAACATGGAGTGACATTCTCGGTGTTATGCATCATGCTGAGCGTACTCCTGAGGATGTTATTTCCCTTGCAAAAGAAGGGAAGGATATTAATCCTAATGCAATTTCACAGGTAGTTGGTTTATTTACGAAAAGTAAGCTGATGGTTGCAGATAAGGCACAGCATCCTGTTGTAACCTTTGCTGCTCACACTGCTCTGGAAGCTGAGCGTAAAGCCAATGCTCTTGTTCAACATGTTGTTCATGACAGTATGGCTCCTGCTGCACGTAAGTTGTCCAATGAAGCTTTGGTGAACATCAAGAAGGTGATGGACTATGCTGACTTGAAGCAAAGGAAAATTACTAAGGAGTTCCTAGAACAGCATGGATTCAACCCCGATCAAATTCACTATTGGGAAGTTACGTCTGGGGGACACAAGCAAGCATTTGCTAGCCTGAACAAGGGACGTGTTGCCATGGGCCTAGAGCCTCTTACGGAACGTCAAGGCTATTCTGTGATGATGGCCAATGGTGAGTTTAAACGTCTTGTTATGGACAAAGCTACGGATGAAGTTGTTGGGGTTGTCAGTGCGGATAGCCGTAGCAAACTCAATGAGCGTGCCGAGGCTATGCGACAAAAAGGTTACACGGTAGGTAAGGAAATGTCATATGTTGGGGATAGGCGTACCGTCGGTGGAAGCGAATTCATGCAGGTGCTGGAATCTCTGGCAGGTAACGATCCACGGGTTGCTCAATTCCTAGACGTAATGCATGATGTCTACAAGGGGGAATCTATGCGTTATATGGGCATGGATAAGCGCATGATGGACAAGAAGGGTGTGTTTGGAACCACTGGGCGTAAGCCTTGGCTGAGTGAACTTGAGAATGCTAAAGAGTTTGCTAATGCTCAGGTTGCATATGTCGAACATGCGCTGAGGTTTGGTGAGCTTGCTGAAGCTAAGGCTAAGCTGGACAAAGTGCTTCTAGACAAGGATGTTGCTGAGAACCATTCTAATGCTGCACAAGCCGCAAAGGAAATGATGGATAGTGCAATGGGCATCAATCCTAGTGACATTGGTAAGACGATTGATGCTGTTGCAAGGCAGCTTGCTGTTTCCACTGGATGGGGAGGAATGCGTGCCAACACTGCGTTTCAAGCAGCAAAGAAATTTATTTCGTATAAGTTCTTTGCACTGAATCCACAATACTATGTTGCTTCTCTTCTCCAACCCATGGCAGCT